AATTAAAATCAAATGTAAATCTATTACCTGAATCTAATCTTCTTAATTTTTTTGATCCGTTAGAAGTTCCAAACAAATTTTGATTTTTTGGTTTTGATGTTGTTTGACAAAACTGTTTTTTAAGTTTTTCGCCCAAGTCTTTATTATAGTAAAGTAATTTTGACCCACTATAAGTTCCTTTTTTTTCAGGATCATAATCATTAAAAATACCTGGCCATCTAGGTTCCCAAAAATGAGTAAGTTCTTTTGCAAGAAAATTATCAGGGTTATTTATAGGTTTACACACAAAAACCAATGGTTGATTAACTTCAAAAGGCCAATCGTCTGTATAAGCCCAAGCATTTGGTCCTGGTTTTGATGCTTTTGGTTGTTTAAAAACTTTACCTGAACTGATATTTTGATTAAGTACAAATGGATCTGCAACTCTGAAATGATAACCAGATGTTAATTTATAAATTTTTGTTGGTTTTGCATCTTCATTTAAAAGAGGTTTTTTTTCTTTTAATGATTCGTGTAAACTTAAAATTCTTTGTTTTTCACTTTCTTTTAATTCAAACTTTTTCTTCATATCTTTAATCTTGAGTCCATAAAATATAATCTTCTTGAGAAGTTATCCTATTAGGTTCTACAATTGGTTGACCTTGTACGACAGTTGTATTTGTGGGAGTATCATTTGAAACCACAGGTTGATCTGTTTTTGGGCACTTACCAGTATCATTAATTGCCTTCATTACAGTATCGTAATCAAATGTATTTTGATTTGTTACAACATTATTTATTTCTTCACCACTACTACCATCTAAAAGTTTTTTGTCAATTTCTTCAGCTTTTGCGGGAGTGGTTTCAATACCTTTATTTTTACACACATTTAACATGTGGTTGTTAAATTTTGAGTCAGAACTGGTGTAAATTCTTTTAAATTTACCTTTACCAAATACAAATTTAATTCCATTACAACTAAACCAACCCCATTTACTCCCATACTGAAAACTAGCACCTTTTTTATCTATGTTAAAATTTAAAACAGTGTCTTTTTTAAGGGTAATACTTTTACCTTTAGCATTTTTAATTGATCTAGGGAACTTAAGTTTGTAAATTTTTAACTCTCTATCTTGTTGTTGTTTATTAATGTCGGCCGTTTGAGCGTCGCGTTGAGCTTGAGTAATGACTTCTTCACTAATATTATTCTGTTCCTTACTAATAGCCCTTTTATGTAAATCTAAAATTCTTTTGATTTCACCTTCTTGTAAATTAAATTTCATTTTTTTATTTTTTTTTTATTTAGATTTAATTTTAAGCAATAAGTGAACTATCATCCACTACAGATGCTCCACTTGCAACGGTCGTAGTTGTTGTTGTACTTTCAGAACTACCGTCAAACCTATAAGATGTGTAAGTTTCAATTGCCAATTTAGTTTTATCACCACAAATACCGTCAACACCGTCTTTATTTGGTCCTGAGTTTCCCAAGTCAGCCTGAAAACAATCTTTTAATTTTTGTTGGACCTCTTTAATTTGGTCTTTAGATTGTTCATTAAGAATAGCTCTTTCAATGATTAAATTTTTGATTTTATTATATTGTTTTTCGGTTACAATTAATTTTCCCATAATACTTTTTTTTTATAAATATTAAAAGAAATAAAAAAAAGGTGAATTTCTTCACCTTTTATTTGGGCCGACATTGAATATGTCAACTTCTCCACCACCTTATTTAGATAGAAACAAGGAAACTATTGTTTATACATCCATATTTTAACGATATTCTGATTTGTAAAATAACTTTTAAACTGACAATTTTCGATTACACCTTGTGATATATTATAATCATATATTACACCACTCAAATGTCCCCAAACAGTATTGTTTAGTGTTAAGGTATAACCAAAACTATTTGTGTACAAATGGTAAGTAGATTGTACCCCGTTAAAACTATAAGTATTATGGGTTAAAAAGACAAGGGTGTCATACCTAAGTTCTTCATTCATATTCGTATTTAATACTTTATTAATGACCCATACAGTATTTTTTAATGATACTGTTGTATCTACTAATGTTGTATCAGTAATTATTGGTTGTGGTGGTATTGGTTCTTGAGGTTTAATATCTTCTTTTTGACATGAAGAAATTAAAACTAAACCAAAAATAAATAAAAATATCTTTTTCATTATACTAAAGTTTCGAGTTTATTTCTGACTTGTTCTTCTAACGACACTGGAACCATATTTGTTAATATAACAGATTCTTTTAGAATTTTGTTTGGTATATGTACCAAAAACAAATTTCCATCATAAAATGATAAATCTTGGTTGAGATTCAATGCACCATCCACCATTTTTAAAAATATTTTAAATTGTGTTGGGTCGACAAAAGATTCGGAAAGTAAAGTTCCAAACTTTTCATTTATAATCTTAATGTTGTGATTGATGGTGTTTTTAATCATATCGTTTATTTCTACAAATATAGTAAATCTTTTGTGATTAAAAAAAATTATTTTAAAATTTTTTCAATGAGAGATGTTAATTCTTTTGTCCTTTTATTTTTAGGTAAATCTTCCTTCTTAAAATATTTACATTCACTATGTTCATGACCATGTGATGCCTTTTTAAGATCAGCAGTTTTTTTATTCTTAATTTCTTTTAAAAAAACAAACATCATTCCTGTTTTTAAACCACCATCCTCTGTTGTATGAATCATACCTACTAAATCAATATTAGTATCAACCTCTATATTAGTTTCCTCATAAAATTCTCTAATTGCCGTTTGTCCTGGTGATTCACCATTTTCCATACCTCCAGCAGGTATAGACCAAACATTAGGTAATGATTCTTTAGGTGACCTTTTACAAAGTAAAACTTCATCATTATGTTTTAAAATAATACCAGAACTTTTTCTAAACTTTTTCATTGATATTTATAAATATGAAAGTAAAAATAAATGACAACCTATTTGATGTAAAAACATTATTAACAACAAAAGATGCCCAAAACGGAATGATGGGTAAAAAATTTGATGGTTTTGACGGTATGTTATTTTTTATGAAAAATGAACCACATTCATTTTGGATGAAAAATTGTGTGGTACATTTAGATATTATATTTATTAATGGTAATGAAATTATAAAAATACACCACAACTGTAAACCTTGTTTTACCGATGAATGTGAGTCTTATCGAGGTGATGGTGACTTAATTCTTGAGTTACCAGGTGGTACTTGTAAAGAATATAACATTAAAGAAGGTAATCAGATCGATTTACTTTAAACTTCTTCTACTTTTACTTTTTGTTTCTCATCCACAAAATGTTGGACTCTACTTCTTGCAACCTCACAATAGTTTGGACTTAACTCAATACCTAACCATCTGCGATCCAAAGTTTCTGCTGCCACCACAGAAGTCCCACTACCACAGAAAGGATCTAAAATTACATCGTTCTTGTATGATAAAATCTTAATCGCCTTTGTCGGGATGTCCATGGAGAAGGTCGCCTTAGTGAGAGATTTAGTATCAGCAAAATAATTCCACTGACCAAAGACAAGCTCCATAAACTCTTTTTTATCTTTTTCTTGGTAGACCATTTTATTTCTTCTTGTCCCATCTTCATTTTCAATTTCAGTTAATTCACCAGTCCATTCAGGTTGTCCTTTTACTTTCTTAATGTGTTTGTTCTTGTATGCCAAAATAACACATTCCTTTGGGTTATAAATGTAAGGTGATGATGGGCTCATCCAAGAACCCCATGCCGTGGTCTTACTTCTATGTGGTGATTGTTCTTCAAGATCAACGATCCCAAAAAAACCAAATCCAATCTCTTTCATGATTTGCCACATCTCGGAAACAAAAAATATACGACCACCTTTCTTTTGACGATTGATCTCGTAAGGAATATTCAAAGCAATTCTTCCGTCATCTTTTAATATTCTGTAGGTTTCACTTAACCATGACTTAGCAAATTCAACATAGTCGTTGAACTCCATGTCGTCTTCATGTACATCATAATCAATCCCTACCCCGTATGGTGGTGATGTAACGACCAAGTCAATACATCCTTCAGGTAATGTTTTCATCACCTCGATACAATCTCCATTTATTATCTTTCCTGTCTCTATCATTTTAAAAAATTATCTCTATTAATTTATATACTAATCCCCATGTTAAAATTATTGTACCAATAATTAAACACACCGCAATCACCCTGTAACTTGTCTCAACACTGTTTTTTGATTTTCCTTGGAAGTGGTTTTTATCCCATTCTTTTTTCATAAAATCTGTGTTATTATTTGTGCTAATTTATATCCCGTGAAAGCTCCTGCCGCCGCTGAACCAGGAAGTACAATGAACTTTCCAAGGATGGTATCATATTTCTTTCTATTCACAATATAAGAAATTAGAATGTAATAGACAATATAGTTTATTAAAACCAAAAAGTCTAGTTCTTTTGCAACAAATACAACAATAGAATTTCCAAGAAACCCCCACATAAAATTTATTAGAGTTTCTCTTAACAACTCGCCAGGTGTTGTCAGTGCATCAAGTACACTAATTTCTTTATCAAACCCTGTCTTTTTCGAGTGTTTCGATGTGGTGTTCGAGGTACCATAAGGCTTTTCTGAGGTCCTCAAGTTCTTTGTCTTTTCCTTTTTTTCCTGCACGACTTATATATTTTACTGTATTTCCTAAACTAAATCCTAAATCCCAAGCATCAATAACTTTAATTGCTTCGTATGGGTTATTTTCTCCACCATAATGTTTTGGGTGGTTTACTTGTTCTACTTTTGGTGGAGGACACTGACAAGGTCCTGTACCTCCACATACACATGATTTTAAATTATCCATTATTCTTCCTCTTCTTTTCTATATTCTTTTAATAACTCATCGTTAGACATGGTTCCGTACTTACCACTAAGACCATCCATATCAACAAAAGAAGTCATCATATGTTTCATTTCATAAATTTCTTGAGTTGTATTTAATGATTTAACAACCTCACGAATGATCTTGTATGGATCTGCATTTGATCCTGGTCTACGATCTTCAACATAACCTTTCCATTCTTTTGCTGTGTCTTGAGGAACACGAATTGACGCTCCACGATCAGATACACCCCAACTAAACTTATCGATAGATTGTGTTTCATATTCACCTGTAAGTCTTAAATTGTTATTTGATCCGTAAGCTCTGATGTGATCCTCATGTCTTGATTCAAATGCGTTGAATAGTGCCATAAAGTATTCTTCATTTCCCTCATTTCTCATCATGTCAGTTGAGAAGTTTGTATGGAGACCTGATCCATTCCATTCACCGTGTGTCAAAGGTTTAGGGTGGAGTTCAATATGATAACCATATTTTTCAGCCGTTTTAAGTAAAAAATATCTAGTCATCCAAAGATCATCACCACCTTTGTGTTTTCCTTGAGAGAATACTTGATACTCCCATTGACCTAATGCAACCTCAGCATTAATTCCTGTTATATCAATACCGTAATTTAAACACATGTTCAAATGTTGATCAACAAACTCCCGACCAGCAACATTATGACCCACAC